AACAGCATCTGCAGTAAATACAAACTCATTTACACTTAATCTTGCAGGTACGTCATCTGCTTTTTCTTCTCTTCCAATAGGTACAAACCCACCTTCAGCTCTGTAATCTTTTTCCATACCACCAAGGTCCATGATTCCACCTTCGGCTCTACCTATTCTACCACCGTTAGCTGCTGTTGCATACGTTTTAATCATCTCTTCTGGTGAATATTTTCTAGCTGCAACTGATGGTAAAAAATTTAACCCTGCTGCCATTCCTTGTTTTTGATCTAGTATATTTGCAGTTTTTTTAAGTTCGCCTAGTTGTAATGCTGTGTTGTCATTTGGCATACCTGATTGTCCACCTGGTTGATCTTTATCAGTAAATAATCCTGCTATTGCACCACCTGCTATTGGTATAAGATTTTCTGTAAGAAAATCTACAGCACCACCTGATCTTGTAGTTTTTCCTGTTTTTTCATTTTCAACTTCTTTACCATATAAAATGTTTTTAACAGTTGGGTTGTCAAGAATATTTCCAATATAACCTTTGCTACTTTTATCTCCTGGAATGATATCATAATAATTAGCGCCAGCTGCAAGTGCCGCCGCAGCTATTTCAGGATTTTCTTTAATTGGATCCATAATATTTTCTTGGAACCATGATCCTAGTCCATATTGTTTTCTACCATCTAGACCCATGATACCACCATACGCTGCCATCTGTCTTTTATCTGGTAACGGTCCTATTGGTTTTGGTTGAAAAGGATAAATTGGTTTTGTAGGGTCATTAGGTAATGGTTGTCCACCTGACATTTGACCTTCAGCCATTGCTTGTTCCATAAATTGTTGTAGAGACATAGGTTCCATACCTTGCTCTAACATGTCCTCAACATATTTTAGATACTCTTCTTCTAATTGAGCCATCATCATTTGTTGCTGTTCTTGTGGGGACTTAGGACCTTCATTACCACTATATTTTATAGATGGTGCGTTAGTCTCTAGTTCTTCTGAAATTTGTATATCTTCTATTCCCATGGTTTTACTAGTTTACTTTGTTTTACTGAACAAATCAAGAGGTGGCATGATAACTTTTACGTCCTGAGCCATCTCCTCTGGCTTGTAACCTTTGACTTCCCAGTCTTTTCTTTCCTTAAAAATCTCTCCAGTTTCCTTGTGTCTGTAAGTTTCTTCTACTTTAGCGTTGTATACTTTCATTATGATACTACCTCTTTCTTGATATTTAAATAGCTAATAGCTACGTCAAACGAATCTGCAGTGCTTGATTGTATTGTAAAGGCTTTTCCACCTTCAACTATTAGCGGTTGGGTTAATAATTCTGTTGTAACATTAGCAGTTAAAGCTGAAGATTTTATAGCTGTAATACTGTTGTTTGTAACAGTCACACTAGGTGTACCGGCTGATGTAACTAATATTGATTTAATAACATATGTTTCACTAACCAAAGGATTACCAGACCCCAAAGGTGTAAGTGCTCCACCACTTGTATTGTTGTCTAGACCTACAAATTTATATTGGTTTACTACTGCCATTAATCTAAAAAGAAACTTCTAGCTTCTATCTCTTGTTTTAATTCTTGTTGAAACGATGTATTAAGTTTTTCAATAACAGCATCTAAATCTCTGACTAACGATTGTGCTACATCTACTTCGTACTCATCACTTGCTCTTGTTAATGTTTGAACTATCTTTGCCATAAACTTGCAATACCTCCTTCAGAATACCTACCTCTACGACTTTCTCTATTTGAATCAGCTTGAGTATATCCTACACTAGAACTTGTTGTTGGACCAATATCTTGACCACCATCACGTTCTGTCGGAGAATAATCAGGACCTGAGTAAATGGTACCATCAATCTCTACTGCACCTGCATCACTATCTAGTAATGCATCTTCATAGTTTGCATAATCTTTACCAGAATTCATTCTATTTGTAATGTTATCTAATCTTTTATTTGCTACTCTTCTATCTCTAGCTTCGTCGTATGCAGATTGCTACTCTTCTATCTCTAGCTTCGTCGTATGCAGATTGTGTATCATAACCGGTAAGTTGTTTTCTATATTTATTTGCTAAAGTTGCTGCACCCGTAGATCCAAGCATAGGTAATATACCTGAAGGCATGTTGCTCATCAAAGTACTTGCTCCTAATCTTACTCCCGCTCTTTTAAACATATTTGTTAAATTACCAGCAGAAAAAGCTGGGTTAATTCCACCACCAGTAAATATATCAATTTCTGATTGTTCGGGAGAGGCTATACCTAATTTTTCGTATGCCATTTCTATAGCTTTACCCATGCCGTATTGTTTTGCTAATGGTATTGCTATAGCCATTACTAATTGTTCCATTATCGTCTTCCTCCAGCATGTATATCTAACCTAAAAGTACCTAGTTTCCAACTACTATCTACTGCAGTATTGGATATTGTAAGAGCTATCGCTCTTCCTCTTGCACGTGTGTCTACTTTATCGGTAGAAGATGATACTGTAAAAGGACCTAGTGATGAGCTTGCTGCTGTATCATTAGGATAATTTCTTAAATCTAATTGTATAATAGAGTTTCCTTGTTGAGAAATAAAGTCAGGTATAATTCTACTAACTCTCATAATATTTTCACCATCACCTCTAAGATCACCTAAACTAGTTGCTGCACCTCTAACAACTTTTTGTGTAATGTCATAGTCACCAGATGTTATGCTAGCTGGAATAGCTATTGTGGCTCCTCCTCTTATTTGATTAACTCCTGTTTCATGTTCATAGTAATAGGTAACACCTTCTGTGTTTCCAACTACGTCAAACGAAGCATCATCACCTGCATCGTATTGAGTTGCATGAGGTAAACCAAACACAGCAGAATCTTGCCAAGTTGTTCTAGAAAATAAACTACTAGCATTTGTAAACCATATAGGTCTTTTAGCTGTTGAGTCTAAATAACTATATGTAACTGCTCTTGTATTAACATTTGAATCCGCTGTTGGATAAAACCATGTAATCTCACCAAACAAATTATTGATACCACAATAAATTAATTGACTAGATAAAGTATTTATATTTTCATAAACATAGTCTTCAACTAAACAATCCATAGATTCTAATTTACCGGTGTATCTAAAGAAACCATTGTCAGACATCCAATACGCAGCACCATCAACTTCAACAGCTGCGTTCTGTCCTATCAATCCACAGTTACTACCAACTTGTTCAAACGCAAAAATAAAATCTCCACCAACAAAACGCATAGTAAATAATGAATTATCACTCCAAATATATATTGCATTTCTACCGAGTTTAGCACCCACGATCCGTGATCCGGCGGCCAGTCTTTGTGAACCAGCACTATTTTCAGATGTTACAGTATAGTCTGTAATATCTTCTTGAGAAGAAAATCTTATAAACATATCATCTTGAGTTGACTTATCACCAATAGTTGTTTCTGTTCCAAAAAAAACTAAGTGACGATCTGGTGTAGAAACTAACATGTTACGTGACGCTGTTGGTGCATTACTAATAATAGTTGCACGAGTTGCAGTTGCGTTAGTTAAATCACCGTTCCATTGAAAACATTCGTTATTGTGTATTAAAGCAATTAGTGTACTTCCTAAATTATCCAGGGACCACAGACCAGGATCTAATACTGAATCAGTATTGACCGCAGCAGAACCCCATCCTGTAAAACTAGATGTGTTGGTTACAACATCTCCACTTGAGTGAGACGCGTTTGTAGTTCCTCTAACATTTCTAATAATACCTGTTAAATTATTTCCGGCCACACCTGTGTAAGAAATTTCTTCTGTGCCAACTTGTATAAAGTTTGTTCCGGTAGTTGGAAAACCTACTGTACTTGTTAATGTAATATTTGTTCCTGATCCACCAGTACCAAATGCGTTAGCACTTAATGATCCATTTAAAGTAGTTGTTATTGCTCCAGTAACATTTCCACCCCATAAAGATATACCCCAACCATAAGCACCTGCCTGTTCTGCAGGTCCTACATGATAATATCTAAAATAAGTTATACCTCCAGAAGTACTAGCTCCACTTCCTGTTTCATTACTAGGCATTGTAATAGTTATAGTAGTAGAATTAACTACCGATGTTACCATAAATTTTTTATCACAAAAATCAGATGCACCAAAATTAGAGTTAGTTATAGAACTAAAAGTAGCTGTTGCACCAAATAAAATTATGTCTCCTGCTATAAAACCATGTGCTCCAGAAAAACTTATAGTGACAGTAGGTGATCCATTAACCGTGCTAAATGCATTTGTAATAGCTGTACCTGATGGATTAACTAAAGGATGTATGTCATAATACACACCACCAGAATAAACATATAGAATTTTGTTTGTACCAATAGCAGCGTATTTAATAGACTCTTTATTAACAAAATGATGCAAACCTCTTGCAACACCTGTTAGTTTATCACTTCCTAGTTGAGACCAGCCACCTATCTTTTCAGGTGTGCCGTATCTAAAACGTACATTTTCCCCGTCTGTCCACTGTGATTCAGCTCCGGTAGATGTAACTTGTTTATTGAATCCTGGTAAAAACCCTAATTTCTGTAACATAATAACCTTTGAAATATTTAAATTATAGTATATATCAAATATATAGAGAATGAAAGTATTAACATAATGGACCATTTAGAAGCAATTGTTAAATTAGATAACGTAGTTGACTTAGAAACTATAAATAAACTAATACCTTTTATAAAACATAAAGCTAAAAAAAATATGCAAACTGCAGGTGGTTTAGATAAAAATGTAAGAAATGTAAAAGGTTATCAATTAAAATATGATAAAGATCCAACAGATTTGTTTTATTGGAATTTTATAAAAACAGAAATAGAAAGACTATATTACTTTTACAAAATTAAATTTCCAAAAATGGCAAGCTCTAAAATTAATCAAATAGACTTATTAGAATATAGTGTTGGTGGGAAATATAATATTCACACCGATCACTACACAAATTCTCCTAGACATTTAAGTATTATAATGAATTTAAATGATAAGTATGA